GGCCAAGATTGTATTTGGCACTGCCAAGGAGATGATTCGCCTAGAGAGCGAATTACAGTTCTTGGATGTTTACCGCGATGCAATTTACAACCCAAAGAATGGCACAACTTATCGGGCGCTATCGGCTGAGGCATTTACAAAAGAAGGTCTATCGCCAACCTTTGTAGCCTTTGATGAGCTACACGCACAACCTAATCGCGAACTCTTTGATGTAATGTCATTAGCAATGGGCGCAAGACAAAACCCAATGCTGGTAGCAATTACCACAGCAGGTGTTAAGACAGAATCATCAGGCAAAGATTCTTTATGTTATGACCTTTACAACTACGGCAAACGAATTGTAAGTGGCGAAGTTAAAGACCCTTCGTTCTTCTTTGCTTGGTATGAAGGCGATGAATCAATTGACTATCGAACCGAGAAATCTTGGAAGATTGCTAACCCAGGATACGGCGACATTTGCGCCGCCGATGATTTTGCCAGTGCGGTATTGAGAACTCCAGAAGCAGAATTCAAAACCAAAAGGTTGAACATCTGGACATCTACTCAAACCGCCTGGCTCCCCGCCGGCACTTGGGAAGCGTTAGAAGATAAGACCCGCGAGCCAGAGCCAGGTGAGCATGTAATCCTTGCATTCGATGGTGCGTTCTCTAACGACTCAACAGCTTTAGTTGCTTGGCTACTTGGCGGCGACAAACCGCATCTGATGGTTGTCGGATTATGGGAAAGGCCAGTTGATGCAGACAACACTTGGCACGTGCCAGTTGCCGAAGTCGAGCAAACAATTATCAACACTGCACGTGATAGCAGGTTTAGTGTGCGCGAAATTGTTTTCGACCCTGCCCGTTGGCAGCGAACTTTTATGGTCCTCGATGAACAAGGATTGCCGGTAGTTTCCTATCCCAACTCTGCCGAGCGTATGGTGCCAGCAACACAGAAGTTTTATGAGGGTATAGTTAACGAATCATTTACACACGATGGCGATGAAAGACTTGCCCGCCATATCAATAACTGCGTCACTAAGCAATCAAGTCGCGGTGTAATGGTTAGCAAATCAAATAGCAAGCGCAAGATTGACGCAGCTGTTGCCAGCATCTTTGGCTATGACCGCGCTACATCAGCACCAGAGGCTAAACCGCCAGTTCCAAAATTCTTTTCACTTAATCTATAAGGAGCCACAATGAAGAAAATAGATTGGGCAATAGCAGCCGAAGTTTTCGGTGTGGCTTTATTTACAGTCGGGGTTGCAATGATTTCGCTTCCGTTAGCGTTGATGGCGGTTGGCGGATTTCTTATTTGGGCAACGGAGAAATAATGACTGCTGGTTTATACAACTTCACAATGGATCAAGGTTCTAATTGGAACCTCAATGTGATTTACAAAGACTCTGCTGGCGTTGTAATCAATTTGACTGGCTACACAGCAGCGATGCAACTGCGTCAGAATTACAATTCTGATACTGCCGAACTGACTCTCAGCACTAGCAATGGCGGTATTGTTATCACAGGCGCTCAAGGCAAACTTGTCTTAGCAGCTACAGCAGCACAAACAGCAGCCTTAGATGCTGGCTATTATGTTTACGATTTAGAGATTACTTCAGGCGGGGTTGTCACAAGAATCCTTCAAGGCCAAATCACAGTTGCAGGCGAGGTAACACGTGTCTAATACAGTTGTCGTTAACGAAGATACAAACACCGTTGTTGTAAGCGATGTCGGCGTTGCTGGTCCAATTGGACCGACAGGTGCCACAGGTCCTGCTGGTGCTACAGGTCCAACGGGTGTTGGAACAACTGGCGCAACTGGTGCTACTGGCGCTACTGGTGCAACAGGTTCGACAGGCGCTACTGGCGCGACAGGTCCTGTCGGTGTAACAGGTCCGACAGGTCCAACTGGCGCACAAGGTATTCAAGGCATTCAAGGTATTCAAGGAATTGTCGGCGCTACAGGTGCTACAGGTTCACAAGGAAATGTTGGCGCAACTGGTCCTCAAGGCGATACTGGAGCAACAGGTTCAGTAGGACCAACAGGTGCAACAGGGCCGATAGGTGCTACAGGTTCTCAAGGAAATGTTGGCGCAAGCGGTGCCACAGGTTCAACTGGTTCAACAGGGCCAACAGGTGCGACTGGACCAACAGGTGTTACAGGCCCGCAAGGTGCTGGTATTTCTATTCTAGGTTCTTATGCAACACTCGCTGCTTTACAAGCGGCGCACCCAACAGGCAATGCAGGCGACGCTTATATTGTCGGTCCAGATTTATATGTTTGGTCTACGACATCATCTTCTTGGTTAAATGCTGGCGCAATTCAAGGCCCAACTGGTGTCACAGGCCCAACAGGTCCTATTGGTGTCACAGGTCCGACAGGTCCACAAGGTGCTACAGGTGCTACTGGCACTGCTGGTGCAAATGGCGGTTCTACAAGTTTATTTGATTACAACGCAGATACATCATCAACTTCAGGTGATCCTGGCGCTGGCGATATTCGTTGGAACAATGCAACACAAATTAACGCCACTGTATTAAACATTGACCACTTAGACGTTGATGGCAATGATATTGATGTCTTTGTTGCGTTATTAAAAGCAGATGATTTCATCATCATTCAAGATAGAGATGTTCACACTAATTTTCAAAAGTTCAAAGTTACTGCCGCAGCAACTATCCTTGGCGGTTATAGCACCGTTCCAGTAGTCATAGATTCTTCAGGTGGCACTGGCACAACTAACTTCAGCAACTTTCAAGCTCTTGCATTATTGCTAATCAATGTTGGCCTAACAGGCGCAACAGGTCCTACTGGACCAGTTGGTGCCACAGGCGCTGTCGGTGCCACAGGCGCAACAGGTCCGACTGGACCTATTGGAGCCACAGGCCCGCAAGGTGTGCAAGGCGATGTCGGTGCTAGCGGCGCTATAGGTTCCACAGGCCCTATCGGTGCGACAGGACCACAAGGTGTAACAGGACCGACAGGTTCAACTGGAGCATCGGGCGCAGCAGGCGCAGTTGGAGCAACTGGCGCAGTAGGTGCAACAGGGCCAACAGGAATTGAAGGCCCAACAGGACCGACAGGAGCGCAAGGAAATGTCGGCGCAACTGGCGCTACTGGACCGCAAGGAACTCAAGGAATCCAAGGCGATACAGGTGCCACAGGACCAATCGGTGCAACAGGGCCTGCTGGTGCTACAGGCGCAGTTGGTGCTACAGGACCTAGCGGTGTTGCTGGAGCAGTTGGAGCTACAGGTGAAACTGGACCTAGCGGTGCTGCTGGAGCTATTGGTGCTACAGGACCTAGCGGTGCTGCTGGAGCTGTAGGTGCAACAGGAGCAACAGGACCACAAGGAGTTGAAGGACCGACAGGCGCAACAGGACCTGCTGGTGCAACTGGACCGACTGGAGTGTCAGGCGCGACAGGTGCAACAGGACCTGCTGGTGCTACTGGACCATCTGGCGCACTTGGTGAAGCCACATTAAATCGTTATCGTTACGTTGCAACTGGCGGCGAAACATCATTATCAGGCGCCGATGCTGATTCAAATGTTTTGGCTTACACCGTCGGACTTGAAGAAGTATTCTTGAATGGTGCTGCTTTAGTACGCACACAAGATTACACCGCTACTACTGGCACATCTATTACAGGCTTATCGGCTCTTTCTGCCAGCGATGTGGTTGTCATTCTGGCTTGGGGAACCTTCAATGTTTCCAACGCCTTATTGGTGACAGCAGTTGACGCAAAGGGAGATTTATTTGCGGGAACTGCGGCAGACACAGTGGGGCGCCTAGCAGTGGGAACCAACACATACATTCTTACAGCAGATTCTGCTGAAGCAACAGGGTTAAAGTGGAGTGCGCCAACTGCTCCGTTTGTACCTGAAGATGATCAGAACATTTTAGCCAATCAGATATTCGGATAAGGAAACCAAATGGCAACATTTACAAAAGTACTACTTAGCGGTAGCACAAACGGCAAGGCAATTAAAGTTGCTCAAACAGCAACGGCAGGAACCACAATACACACTGCTGTTTCAGGAACTTCATCCCTTGACGAAGTTTGGTTGTATGCCCATAACTCATCTAGTGCAGCAGTAAAATTAACTTTAGAATGGGGAGAGGCAACTGCCCCTGATGGTCATATTGAAATAAATATAGGCGCCGAAGGCACAGGTTTAGTTTTAATTGCCCCTGGTCTTTTGCTTCAAAACTCATTAGTTATCAAAGCCTTTGCGGGAACTGCTAACGTAGTTACAATCACTGGTTATGTAAACAGGATTTCATAATATGAGCAGATTCGGGCAACGGACTCGACTTACACAATTGACAACTAAGGATAATCAAGTTGGAACGTGGTTTGGTTTCTCTAAGACAACAGTTACGGGCGGCACTCCTAGTGAAGATGAAACATATTATTATCGCACATTTACTGGCAATGGCTCACTGGTCATTACTGGTTCCGCGCTTATCGCTGACATTTTGGTCATTGCGGGCGGCGGCGGAGGCGGCGGAGGCGGCGGAGGCGCAGGCGGCCTAGTTTACAATTCATCGCAGAATTGCATTGCTGCGACTTACACAGTGACCATTGGCTCTGGTGGAACTGGCGGTGTGAATAACACATCGCAAGCGACAAATGGAGTTAACTCCAGTTTTACGGGTGGAACTTTATCGCTAACGGAAGCCGTTGGTGGAGGTAAAGCTGGAACAGCTAACCGTCCTGATGCTAACAATGATGGCGGCTCTGGTGGTGGAACTGCTGTCCAAACAGATACAGCAGGAGTTGCCACAGCAGGACAAGGAAGCAACGGAGCTTTAGGTTTTACAGACAGCGCTTCTTTTAACACAGGTGGTGGCGGCGGCGGTTTCTCTGTAGCTGGTACGGCTGCAAATACTAATGCGAACGGCGCGGGCGGTAATGGTTCAAGCGATTACTCATCTTGGGGCTCTGCAACTTCAACGGGTCAAAATGTGAGCGGCACTTATTGGTATGCAGGCGGCGGCTCTGGTGGTTCTAATTTAACTAAAACTCTTTTTGCTGGCGGAAATGGTGGCGGTGGCGCTGGAGTAAATGCTGGAACTGGAGTGAGCGGTACAGCGAACACGGGCGGCGGCGGAGGCGGCTCGAATACTGGAGGTTCTGGCGGTTCTGGAATCGTAATCGTTCGATATACAAAAGCGCAGGTGAATTAATGGCACATTGGGCAGAAATTGATGAGAACAATATAGTTCTTAGAGTATTAACTGGCAATAATAATGACCTTGATGAAGGTTATGATTGGTTGATACAAAATCTTGGCGGCACTTGGATTAAGACTTCTTACAATACTCGCGGTGGCGTTCATTATGGCGATGATGGCAGCCCTGCCCTGCATAAGAATTATGCTGGCATTGGATATGGTTTTGATGGCATTGGTTTTTTTGCACCACAGCCTTATCCTTCCTGGACACTTGACCCAGAAACTTATTATTGGATGCCGCCTGTTCCGTATCCCGATGACGGCAAAAATTATGTTTGGGATGAAGCAACTTTAAGTTGGAAAGAGGTAATCAATGACTAAAGCAAGAGATTTGGCGGATAACGCCCAGAATACTAAACCAAAAGTTATTGACGCCAAGGGTGACTTGATCGTCGGCACTGCCGCTGATGCTGCTGCTCGCCTTGCAGTTGGTGGAACCAACGGACATCTTCTAACTGTTGCAAGTGGTGAAGCAACAGGTTTGAAATATGCCCTTGACCCTGTATTTGATTTAGTAACAACCAAAGGCGATATTGTTGTTGCAACCGCAGCCGACACTTTGACTAGACTCGGCGTTGGAGCAAATAATACAGTTTTGACCGCTGACTCTGCGGAAGCTACAGGATTAAAATGGGTTGCTGCTGCTGCTGGTGGAAAAGTTCTGCAAGTTGTATCGGCCACTTATGGAACTTATTTCAGCACTACTTCCGCAACAATGACCGATACAGGATTGAGTGCAACAATGACGCCCAGTTCAACCAGCAGTAAAGTCCTAGTCTTAATGTCTAATCAAATGGGCGTAACTAGAACTGGCGATGACTGTTATTTTAAATTTCAAATTCTTCGCGGTTCAACTGCAATTTTTGTGGGCAATGGCAATGAAGGTTTTGCAGAAGCAAATCAAGCTTCAAACTTACGTCAGTTTTATACAACAGCAACGGCTACTTATTTAGATAGCCCTGCTACAACTTCAGCAACAACATACAAAATTCAGATTCGCTCAGTAGGTGGTTCTACTGCTATAGCACAGTATAATGACAACGCTTCAATTATCCTGATGGAGATAGGTGCATAAATGGTAAAGGGTTATCAAGTTCTTGAAATGCTAATACCGCAAGGCGGTTGGACAATTTTAGGCGATTCTTATGACGGCATACAATTCTTACAATGCGAGCCAATAACCGAAGAAGCATTCAATGCAGGTTTTGCTCAATATCCTGCTTGGAAGGCTGAGCAAGATGCAGCCACAGCAGCCGCTAAAGCAGCAGCCGAAGCGAAACTTGAAGCGCTTGGTTTAACGCCTGAAGATTTGAAAGCGCTAGGGCTTTAGGCCAACAATAAAACATCGGGGGATGTAATGAGATTTCACGTAGTAGCACTACCACACACGCAAGTCACAAAAGAGTTCGCAGGATGCGCCTTCACCGAAAAGGTCAGGCGCTTTTGTATGATGATGACTAGCCTTGGTCACGAAGTTTATTTATACGCTGGCGAGCAAGTAGATGCGCCAGTTACCAAACTCATCACTTGCATCTCAGAAGAGCGACGGGCGCAGGCGGTAGGCGACAGCCACTACACACAGGCAAGTTTCGACACCAATGCTTTGCACTGGCAAATCTTTAACGCCAATGTGATTAGGCTGATGCAAGGCCACTTGCAAGCGCGTGATTTTATTTGCCTTATCGGTGGATCAGCACACAAGCCAATTGCCGATGCCTTTCCGCACGCAATGTCAGTAGAGTTTGGCGTTGGCTATGGCGGGGTCTTTAGCAAGTATCGAGTCTTTGAATCCTACGCTTGGATGCACTCCATTTATGCAGGATGGAAGAACCCAACAACCGCCGACGGCCAGTTCTTTGATGCAGTAATACCAGGATATTTGGAACCTGAGATGTTCCCACTTGGCAAAGGCGATGGCGATTATTATCTGTTTATTGGTCGCCTGATTGAGCGCAAAGGTTTCAATATAGCTCAAGAAGTTTGCGAGCGACTTGGCAAACGCCTTATCTTGGCAGGACCTGGCGAACAAAAAGGCTATGGCGAGTTTGTCGGATCAGTAGGACCAGAGCAAAGAGCCGAACTTATGGGCGGGGCAATCGCAACTTTTGCGCCGACTTTATACATCGAGCCTTTCGGCAATGTTGTTATTGAAGCCCAAGCCTGTGGCACTCCCACTATTACAACCGACTGGGGCGCATTTACCGAGAACAACATCAACGGCGTGACAGGCTACAGATGTCGCACTTTGCAAGAGTTTATAGATGCAGCCGAGAAGGTAAAAACACTAGACCGAAAGAAAATCAGAGAACATTCTGTTGGTAGATACGCTTTAGATGTTATCGCCAAAGAATATGAAGATTACTTCCACAAACTGCTCACCCTTTGGGATGACGGTTGGTATCACTTAGCAGAAAAGGCAGGCAATGAGTCTATCTAAACGACTTCGCGCAGCAGGTGAAAAGCGTGCGCAGAATCAGTTTGTTGAGCCACTGATTCCAGGCAGACCGGCATACGCATCGCCAGCAGGCGTTGATGTCAACTCTGAAACCGCAATAAGGATGTCCACAGTTTATGCCTGTGTTCGCTTACTTGGCGACACGATTTCATCTCTACCACTTGGCGCTTATGTCCGCCGTGGTCGCAACCGCATCTCCTACGCTGCTGTTTATGGCGAAGTTCCAACTTGGGTAAATAATCCAAATCCTGATACAACACGCCTTGAATTTTATGAGCAGATTATTGCTTCACTTAACCTAGAAGGAAACGCCTTCATCCTTAAAGTGATGAATGATATGGGCGAAGTTCTTGAGCTTTATGTTCTAAATCCTCGTGATGTTCGCGTTGAACGCCCATTCGCAGGAGAGCCTGTTCGCTATATGGTTCGCGATACTTACGGCAACTTCACCTTCCAACTAAGTCCTAATGAAATTGTCCACATCCCACTCTTTAGACTTCCTGGCCAATTACTTGGTCTAGGTCCAATTGGCGCAGCTAGGGTAACTCTTGGCTCTGCGATGGCTGCTGAAGTTTATGCCGCCTCATACTTTGGAAATGCTGCCAACCCTGGCGGTGTTATTGAAGCGCCAGGTGATATGACAGAAGAGCAGGTGTCAGACCTTGCTCGCGATTGGAATATCACACACACTGGCCCATATAGAGCGGGCAAGATCGGCGTGCTAACTGGTGGAGCGTCTTTCAGACCGCTTACCCTAAATGCCGCCGACGCCCAACTGCTTGAGGTCCGTCGCTTCGGGGTCGAGGAAATAGCCCGCCTATTTCGCGTGCCGGTATCGCTGTTGGGTCATCCTGTTGCTGGCGCGATGTCATTCGCATCAGTTGAAGCGCAGAACTTATCCTTCGTGCAACACTCACTGCGCCCATTATTGGAAAGAATTGAACAAGCTCTCTCACCATTACTTCCAGAGCCAGATGGATTCATCAAGTTTAATCTTGACGCCCTACTTCGTGGCACAACAATTGAACGCTACGATGCCTACACAAAAGGACTTCGCGAAGGCTTCTTGAGTCTTAATGATGTTCGCGCTGTTGAGGATTTATCGCCACTAGGCGAGGCAGGCGACCAACACCGCGTACCTCTACAGAACATTGACGCAGCAGATGCCCCTGAAGTTGGAATGAAGTTAAGAGCTGAAATCATTGCCCAACTTGTACAGGTCGGCTTTGATCCGCAAGCAGTCTTGAAGGCTTTGGATATGCCAAACATCAAACACACAGGCGTTCCATCAACTCAGTTGCAGGCAGTTTCAACAATTGACCCTGGCGCACCTGAATCCGTTTATGAGGTTGAGTAATGCCTTACTACATCTCGCAAGATCAGAATGATTGCGATGGCTACGCCACTGTCAAAGAAGAAGCTGATGGTTCTTATACCACTATCGGTTGCCATACAAATATGGCAGATGCCATCGACCAAATGGTTGCAGTAAGCATCGCAGAAGATATTGAGCCAGGTGGAGAAGTTAGCAAACGCGCTCTTCCTGATAATTACAGACCAGCACTCTCAGAAGATGTGCCAGAAGGTAGA